AAATATTCAGGTTGTACATTTGAACCAAAAGGTTTTGATAAAGATATTTTATATCTTCCTGGACCCACTGTTACAAAGTAAGGATCACCAAAAAACTTTTCAGAGAATATTTTAATTTCTTTTCCATTTCTATCTAATGGTAATGTTTCAATTACGTTTCCTTGAGGATCAGTATATGAACCAGATTTTTTTAAAACATTTTCATTTTTTTCTAAATAATCAATAATATTATTAAAGTTACCTTTTTTAACATAAGCAGGAACAACAACATCTAAACCATTATATTTATCAAATCCTCCATATTCTTTTCCATTAACTTTTAATGAACCAACTGCCTCGTTTAATGCTTCTGTATATCTTGATGAACTAAATGATTTGTTTAATTCATTTGCATCATAAGTTCTTTTTAAATAAATGTTATCAGCTGTTTCAATAACTCTGTTAAATGTTTCAGCTCCAACTCCTGTAAATGCTTTTTGGTACCCTGATATAATAGATGATTTATCTTTTTCTCTAAAGTTTTCTAATTTAATATTTTTATTTTTACTTAATAAATAACCATCAATAGCATCTGCAGCTCCTTTAGTTGGAACTCCACCATTAAACATTGTAATGCCACCAACATGTGCAAATAATGCATTCTCTTTAGAAATTTCTGAAAAAGCATTAGGAGCATCAGCGCCAAAACCATTTGTTATATTTGATGCTAACTCTAATAACATTTTACTATCTGTAGATTTTTCAACAATAGCTTTTAATTGTTTAGATTCTGCATCAGTAAAAAATCTTGCAGGCATATTGTAATATTTACCAGCAGTAGTTGCTGAATTTTTTCTTGCTGCTAGACTTTCTGAAAATGCTTTTTTGTTTTCTTCAGATGGGTTAAGCATTACATCATTAAAATTAATACTATTTAAAGTAACAATATTTCTTTCAGATGCTGTTCTTAATAAATCTTTTTCTAAATCTGTTTGTAAGTCTGCTTTAAACTTTTTAACTATTTCATATTTTTTTAATTCAGAAATAGGTATGTCTTTGTTTTCCGCTTTTGCAGTAGTAATCATTGTTTCCATTTTATTAATTTCTGCATCCATTTCTGAAAGAGATTTACTTCTAATGTTTAAAATAATGTTTCTTTTTTCTATTAGAGCATCAATCTTTCTTGCATTATCAAAATTATCAACTGCTATAGATCTTTCTTTTGCAGCATTAAGAGCATTAATTCCTGGATCATTACCTTTATCAATTTGAGCTTCATAATCTTTTAAATTATTGCCGGATGTTTCATCTATTTTAAGAGCTGATAATTTTGCATGAGATCTTAACTTTTCAATTTTCTCTATAGGTAAAGTAGAGTCTTTAATAACATCATTGATCTTCATAGGATCACGATCAAGAGTTCTTAATCCTTTATAATAATCTATATCTTCTCTAACTTTGTTTTTTTCTTCTGCTGCTTTTTTCCCATATACTTTATTATAAACATCAGAATTTAATATAGTGTCTAGTTCATTAGTTGCATTAGATATCTCAAGATCAGTCTTTCCATAAACAATAGATTTTTTTAAACGATCAGTATTTGCCTCAACTGCTAATCTATTTCTTTCTAATAAATTATTAGTTGCTGAATTTCTAATAGTAATAGAATCTTCAACAGATTGTTTTTGTAAAAATGTACCCAATACTCTTTTAGTAAAGAAATTTTTTGTATCTTTAGTATGATAATCTTGAATAGTTTTAAATTGTTCTTTATAATATCTATCCGCTTCATCAGGATCTTCCATCTTAGATGCATCTTCTTTAACTTTAGATAATCCTGGAACATTTTCATCTCCATTATATATTTTTTCTTTTTTCTCTAAAACTTCTGTTTCAGCTTTTACTTTTTCTTTTTCAACAAAAAAATCTGTTACAGCTCCAGTAAATTGAGAAGAGGCAGCTCCAAGAGCTGATGCGGTTTCCATACTAACACGCATTCCAGGAGTTGTAGTAACAGCTCCTATTTCTTCTGTGGGTCTAATCTGAGACTGATAAATTTTTATTGCCATTATGTTCTTGTAGCTTTTTGATAATTACCTAACAAAGATGCTCCTGCTTTAAAATAACTAACAGTTTCTGCAACTTCTCCACGATATCTTTCAACTCTTGCTTCAGCTCTTCTCATAACAGCTTCATTTTCTGTTTGTTCTTTTTTAACAAGAGCATTATATTTTAACATATCTCTGTCTCTTTCAAAATTTAAAGCATTATCCATTAATACTCTATAACCTGTTCCTTCTTCTGTAACTCCTCTAATTGCATAACCAGTTCTAATATCTCCAACTGATTTTGTTTCTAATGCGTAGATTTGTGGAAGATCAAATTTTTCGTAAACTTTATATCCTTGTTGCGCTCTTTGTTCTAAAACAACAGCATCTCGTTCTAATAAAGCAGCATTAGCATTAGCTATCTTTTTCTGCGACTGTCCAGTTATTAGATCACCTACGAATGACATATCAATAAATCTTTGCGAACCTTATGTAATCAGCACCATCTGGTCCATAATGTTTCATTAAACCCTCTGATTTTAAACCTAACCATTCAGCAAATTTTATACCTAAAACAAAATCTGCTTTTACAGCGGTTTGTAATCTTTTCACTTTATAAGTTTTTGTTAAAATATCTAGCTTTTTTTTAACGTGTCTAGCAATAGATATAGGATTTTTCCATACATCATTAGTTGCTAAGACCCATCCTTCGGCAACATTATCCCATAATATGCCAATGCCGCCTGATACCACAATCTTTCCATCTTTGATAGCAGTAAATGACATTCCTGGTATTTCTAAAAATAACGCATATTTTTTAAATTGAGGAGCAATCTGAATTGCAGGATCATTCATTGGATTGCTAATAATGTGATGCGCATGTTCCTTCTTAAAAGGAATGATATCAATATTATCCATCATTAGTAATTAATCTTGGGTATAATGATAATAACGTCATAGGTAGAGCTTGATCCTGTATTACAAATAAATATCCATCAGTTTCAAAGTTACCTCTAAATTCAATTTTCTTATCTCCGGTAAATAAAGGAACAGCAACATCCATAGGTGCAGCAGAAGATCTAAAAGGTATCTCTTCTAAGTTATTTAGATCTGGACCCACTTTAGCTCCAACTGTTTCATAAAATCTTAATGTAACGTCAAATATTCTTTTAGTTTTTCCTTGTGAAGTTCCATCTTGTGATCCAACATCTAATCTCATTGTTTGTAATGTTGATGTATATGCTAATCCTACTTTTGCTGCGGTTGTAGTTCTATCTAATGTTATAGATCCTGATGAAACTGTTTTATCAGGGTGTGTTGCACCATTAGCAATAATTCTAACTGTCTGTCCATTTAGGTGATCTAATCCTGTAAGTGTAGATGTGGCAGATCCTGAATAAGCTAAAGCACTATCTACAAATTGAAATTGTGTAAGTGAACTATCAAATTGAAATGGTGTAAAATATTCTACATAACGTCTTGTTGTTCCATTAATTGTTCTTTTAACAATAACCCATATTTGATCTTCATCAGTTCTATTGTAAGAATTTCCAGAAATAGAAATAACACTTTCAACTATACCATGAGTTGTAGATCCAAAAGATCCACCTAATTTATGTTGATGCCAAGCAACAACTTGTTCTGATCTTTGATATGTTAATCCAACTAATACTCCATCACCACGAATACCCCAAATAATACTATGTGGTTCTTGTTGATATGTTAGCTCATCTAATCCAGATAAGGTAACGTCTTCAGCTAATATAGTCATATCCGGAGCGACATAACCATCTGTGTCAAAATTGTAAGCTAATTCTCTTAATTTTCTTTTAGCACGTTGAACAAATAAAGTTGCGTTACCAACTGATAGTGCATCTATGTTGGATGCTCCATAGTTAGATTGTTTTTTAATATTAATATTTGTAGGCGATACTGCAGTTCCAGTAGAATCTGAGTTTAATGTAAACTCACCACCTGAAGTTAATATAATTAATGTTCTTGTTGCTTTTAAAGATTGTATGACGTTTACTTGATTTGATGCGATTGTATAAATCATTGCGTCGTCTGATGCAACAGTTCCGCCTCTATTCTCATCCATGTTTTCATAATCTCCTGATCTTGAAAAAAATAATGTTTGAGGTTGATTAGTTGTTCCTGCAAATACTAATCGTTGTTCATAAAAAGTTACACAAGAAGGATATCCAGTCGTGTCTGAAAAAGCTCCTAATGCCCAGTCAGTAGATGCAGAACCAGAATTTGTATCTTTAATAATAGTCCAAGTAACAGCAGTAGAACTTGTAAATGCAGTAATTTCTCCATAGCCAGTTCTATAAGAAACTAATCTTCCAACATCAGTTGAAGCAAAGGTTGCAGCAGATGCTGTTAAATCTCTAGCAGTTCCTACAGTATGTGCAGATGAACTTAAAGTTACTGCGCTAATGTTATCATCTAAATAGGGACCATTTGTGAAATCTACTTCTGTAATAGTCCAAGAGGTATGTCCAGTTCTTGATAATTTTTTAACTGAATAATCAGGATGACATAAATACATAACATCAGCTGATTGAGCATATTTAATATTAAACAAATCTGCAGTTAAATAAGTTGTTGTTAAAGTATAAACTCTATTTGCAATACCACCAGATGTGTAAGCAGTAAAAGATGTAGTGTTTACGTTGTTACCATCTATATCTTGTAAAGCAAATGTATCAGTTGCAACACTTGCAACTTTAAATCTTTTATTATTTACTTGCGTCATTCCAACAACACCGGTGATAACGACTGTATCTCCATTAGAATAACCATGAGCTGTTGCTGTAACTACACCTGGATTTGCTTGAGTTATACCTGTGATTGTTTTATTAGCTTCTAATACAGCTCCATTATCTTTATAAAAACGAATATAATTATTTCCAAATTCTAAAGCATAAGATTGTTCAGTTGAAAATTCAAAAGGAATTAATCTTGTTTTAGCTGATGAAGTTTTTACTTCTGATATAAATGTTGTTCCTGGACGTCTTGTTACTGAACCATGAGGTTGAACTATAAAATTTTCTAAAGTTTTGCAGCCACTAAAATATTTTTGGAAGTCTGTTCTTCCTTCCATACGATCAGATAACTGACCCCCAGTAAAGTTAGTAAGAGCGGTTGATACTCTTGCCATAATTAAAACCTACTGTTGATAAATTCGTCTGATAATATTACATCAACTTGACCCATATTAGGATCTGTGTTTTGACCCTCTGTAGCATCAACGTGTTTAGCTTCACCAAGTTTATCTTTATAAATTTCTTTCATTGATGTTACTAATGTAGCATTAGCAGTAACAGCAAAACAAATATCTGCAGCTAAAGCTGCTGAAATAGTTTCAGCTAGTAATGTGTCATATTCATTTGGATCGGTAACTAATTTTACATATTGAAGTTTTATTGGAGATACGTTTGCCATTATTTTTCTACCTTCAATTTTATAATCATAATCATAATCAGATATTGTAATAACTCTTAAACAGTCTGAAGGAAGTGTAAATTGTTTAGCCCAGCCCCAAGCAGGAGTTGCTGTGTCTGCTGCAAGTTCTTGTCTTGCCATTAAACAATTCCAGGCATGAGATCTAAATACTGCATTACGAATGCTTTCATATCTTGCATTACATAATCTTGCATTTTTACTATCTTCTGTAAGAGA